GATGGTGTTGCCGCCGCAATTATACCTAATGTCGATTGAACTATATTATATCCCGCCCATAATTCTAAAAAAATAAAGAAAAATACTTTTAACCAACTTTTCCAAAGATAAGCTATTAAACTATATAAAATTATTAAAGGTAATCCAATAATACCCAAAATAATCAATAAAAAATTAAAAACTCTCCATATTAAACTAGTATGAAAAACCCCATCATTTACGGGATACCTATTAGCAACATCTTCGCAGGTATCATCGTCAATTCTTTTAATACCAATAAATTTTTCTTTATTATTTGCGATTTTATAATTATCAATAAATGAAGATACTGTATAAACCTTATTGTACTCAAATTCATAAAAATAATCTTCACAATTTATTATATCTTGAATGTCAGGATTAGTAATACTCACACTACCATTAGTATATGCTGACCAATCTAAACTAAACGCATACGATTTCTGAAAATCTAACCAATCAGGGTCAGTTTGGTAATTCGGATTAACAAATTGAATAATCGTTGGGTCAAATCCTCCATTCCATCCTCGTTCCTTAACATTAGGTACTAAATAATATCCTCTTTTATAATCTTCGGACACACTCGTACTTTGTTGCCATTTAATCTTGAATCTATATTTAGCCTTTGTTGGAACTCCCACTGATGGGTCATTAGATAAAACCTGTTGTCCGAATTCATTTGTATACACATAATCCTGATTCATTGGTAAATCAAATAACCAAGCACCCGCAGAATCTATTAACTTACCACCATTTGGTAAATCAGCCCTTTCTATAATAGGTAACCCATTAGAATCTCTATAAATTGATTGTGTTAATCCAATAATTTCACCAGGACCTGTAATTAACTTACACAAATCACCCGTCGCTTTTTGTGCAATACCGTTTGATTTAACCGCAGATTTTTCATTTGAACTCATTAGAGAACCCATAAAAATTGATGTTGGTAATATATTAATATTGGCCTCGTTTGTTAAATCAAAATCACTTCTTGTTATCCCAATTTGACAAACATCTTTTTCACCCCAAAATGGAACAATTTCAATTGTTTTATTAATCACAATAATTTGTGGTAATTGATTGAAATTAGATGATGATTTAAATTTTACACCATCAAACTGTTCTTCAGTTGCAACACCCATCCTTATTAAATCTTGAGGAGTCAACGAAAATTCACCAATGTCCGATAAATCAACATTCATCACAATTGTTTGAGTTCCAACAGGAACACCAAAAATTAAAAAGTCACCACTATCGTTGGTTGTAACAGTATACTTATAATACTTGTCATAAAGTTCTACAACGGTTTGATTTACTAAAGCATCTAATCTTGTTGGAAAAGTACCTGTCGGTACGTGATTAGTATATGATGGAACATATGGTACTAAATTATATCTATAACCATCTTCATTAGTTTGTTCTAAATTCTTATAAGGATATATGGAAGATATTACAGGATTATCTTCATCTTCGGGTTTTATCGGAATAAAAATTGAAAGTTTGGTATTTGGAATACCGTATCCGTTATTCGCAAAAACTCTTCCGGCAATAACCCCATAATCAGAACACATCCTAGTATAAACATCAGATTGTCTTATTTTTAAAGATAGAACTTCCAATTGCTCAAAATCTTGTTCTACTTTAATAACAATATTTTTGTCATCCCCCGGCGTTGTTCTTATTCTATATGATTGACCCATTAATAACCTTTATAATAAATAGTTGATGGGGTATTTTTCCAAAAGAAAAAATACACTCGTTATAAACATAACTTGTTTATTAAATAAATAAATTATTAACTAATACTTACTGATTGGAGATTCTTGACTTTAACCCTAATATCTTTATTAGCAAATCGTATTTGATATATTTGATTAGGCATTGCAAATATAGTCCCATCAACCACACCAATTTCTTTTGTTTCAGAATCAATATAAGACATAGATGTTTGAGATGATGAGTATTGTCCTCCAACTTTGTTAAAAATTTGTAAGCTTGTTACGGATATAACACCATTTTGTGATTGTAATATTCTATTAAGTTCTGACACATTAACATTTTGTCCTAATTGTCTTGTTGCTGGATTAAAATAAGTAGATATTTGATTTATAATTGAAGAAACAATTACACCCTGATTTTGACTAGCATCCAATACTATTGATAAATCAATTCCCAAATCAATAACTTCGGCACTTTCTACAGAAATATAATCATTCAACATTCTATAGTTAGACAAATATTCCGCAATATTACCTAATAAAGTATTAGATACTATTGCTGTTAATGAACCGTTGGCATCATATGACAAAATTTTAACTTTAACTTTGTTATCTTCTTCCAAAATTGCCACTTTAGCAGGTGCTCCAAAATTTGATGGCATTTTTCTAATCAAAGCTTCATAATCATTTACGGTGACCGCTCTATTCTGAGAAGCAAAATTAAATGAAATAAAATTTCTAACTTCCTCTAAAGTAGGTAATCCTGAACCTCCAATCGCTGCGGTAACATTATTACATCTTAAAGAAGTAATTACAGATGTATTAGTTTCATCAGAAGGGCCATTTACAAAGAAATAAACTGTACCTATTTGATTAATAACATTAACTCCAAGATTTGTTCCTAAACCACCGCCAATTCTATATTGTACAAATAATGTTGTATTTGGTTTTAATGTGCGACCCAAAGAAAAGTTATTTAAATATGTTTGGATACTTTGAACATTGATTCCCGTTCTAGCAAACTCTCTTAACTGGTCTTCGGCCGATGTATTACCACCGCCAAAAGTCATTTTCATAAATCCTTCAGGAGTATATTCGGTCATGAACCTATTATCGGTTGAAATATAAGTCCCTACTTTAACTCCTGGCATATCCGTAGGTTTTGTTGGGTCTTCAATAAAAACTCTATCTTGCGCTAACGCCTCCACTTCATACCATTTCCCATTTAAAGTTAAAAATTCTTGAACTGTTGGTACATTAGAATAGTTTGTTCCATCTTTTTGAATAACTGAAGTAACTCCAAGTATATTTTTTTCAGGTAAAAATAACTCATAAAAAGGCTTAACATCACCAGGAGTTATTGTTTGTTTAAAAACTTTTGTAATACCATTAACTACAATTTCTCGTTTTGTTATAGTATAATTTACCAATGTATTATTACCATTAGTATTAGGACGAATAGTTCTATTTGGAAAACCTTCAGAATTGAAGGGTGATGTAAAATCAATATCATTAACAGTTTCAAATACTTGTCCCGCACCAATAACTTGACTTCCCTTTCTTAACAAACCCAAATATCTTTCATCAGGTCTATCTCCATTAGCCGGAACTGTAATTGAAAAATCAACTAAAGCAACTGAAGGTCTTTGTCCCGGTAATTTTAATCCATAAGTTCTGGCAATATTATATATTGATGATTTTTGTTGTGCGTATTGTAATACCGTTTCTTGAATACTTCTATCAATATGGTAATGTAAATTATCTGATACCGCAGCATTCAAATCCAAGAACATAGAAAAAACAGACGCATCGTTAAAATTATCTATTAATTCTGGATAATATGTTTTAACAAAATTTATTAATTCTGTTCTTATTGATTGAAAATCCCTTACGGAATATGATATTCTTTTTTCTCCCATATAATATTAAATATTAAGTATTACAAAATCTCTTGAATTAAATACATCGTCTGTTATCGCATAATCAATTCTAACCTTTGCTGTGTATGGTTGAGTACTTGAATTCGGCACATTAAATTCTTTATTAATAACATTTCCTGCCGTAGTAACAACATTAACTTCTTCTTCATCTGATGCCGCCTTTATAGAAATATTAGTTATTTTAAGTTGTGGCATGTATTTTTCACAAGCCTCCCTAATATCCGACTCAATATTATTAAAGGTTGGACTATCCATTGGTTCAAATATATATTCATATAATCTTGTACCAAAATCAGGTAAAAAATATCTCGAACCTCTTCTTGTTAATAACAAATGTATTAAGTCAGTTCTTATTTCATCATTTGCTGTTTCAGTAAGTTTTAAATACTTACCATCTGTAGAAATATTAAAAGGGAACGCAATACCGTATCTTTTACCATTAGTCATAACAATAAATATTATGTATTAGTTTTTTTTATATTAGTCACCCCTTTTTCATGTTTTGGTTCATAGGGACAATTCAGACATTTGTT